TAGTACCTTACTGACCGCAAGAGTGTTGACCGCATCCGTTGCTGTTGCTGCATCATTAGGGTTTACCCCTATAGCAAATGGGCCAAACGCATCAGAAGCATTTACTGTCTCGGTTTTACCCAACTCCGGCTGACGTGAAGAATCATCTGCCGTTGAAACAGAATCGGTAATATTTGGGCGTGTGAAGTCTTTAGCCGCTGCGTCTGTAGCTGTCGCACTATCAGCAACAACTTTGGCTGTGTCAAATGCTGTTACTACATCGACCGCAGCAGCAGAGTCCGTCAGTGACTTACCAACATCTTTAGTGTTGACTGTATCGGTAGAAGTAACTGAATCAGTTACCACCTTGCCGGAGGTCTTTGTTAAGGCATCCGTTGCTGTAACTGTATCCGCACCTGTAAGGGTTTTCCCTAAGGTCTTTGCGTTTACATCCGCTATGTTAATTGGGTCTGGGTCAACGTCTGGGTCAGATGGGTCAAAATCTACTGTGCCGCTAAAAATTTTAATGCTGTTTTCAACAATAGTAACTGAGTCTGTAAACACAGCGCCAAATGAAAGAGCTACGTCATCGGTGGCTGTAGCTACATCAATAGATATTCGCCCAATATCAAAAGCACGGAAGTCCGACATCTGGACGGTCTGATTCTCAAGTACGCTAGTTGGTACAACAAACGCTGACGCTTTGATTACGGGTGTTGCATGTGCTGTAGCCGTGGCTCCGCCAATCGCAGCAATATTGATAACCACTGAGGTAGTGGTCGCCAACAGTACTTGCGAAACAACATAGGAGGCACGGATATTAGCCATTAGAAGTTCTCTCTAACCGTAAAGCGTAAGGTGTCATACACAGTCTGGACTTGCCCGTTAAAGTTAATGACAATCTCACCTTCGTACATGCCGGGGTCTACATTAAGCACACCGCCTGTAAAGTCAAACTGTACCTGCCCTGTTGTACCGCCACTTAATTTTGAAGTGCTAATAGTTGACAACAGCGTAGTTGTACCAGCCTCACGAAACTTAACAGTTACCACCGTGGTGGATAAAGATAAGTCAATTGGCGACCCTGTATTATCGTCGGTCAACGTGAGAACAATGACTGGTCTCTCATCACCTTCTACTAAACGAATGACATCGACAGCCATAATAGCCTCACGCAAAAGGGCGCATTTGGACACTCATCGAGGCACGTGCTGCACCTAGATTAGCCCTTGCTCTGCGCTCGGTTATTTTAGAAATATATTGCTTAGCATGATACGTTGCCAATTCACGGTCGCTCCAATTTTTGTTCGGCATAACCAATAAATGCTGCAACGCACCATGCATAATCGTATTCTCTAGGTCATCCATAATTGACTTGTCCATGCCGGTAGCTGTGCGTAGCGGCTTTAAGACAGCAATCATCTTAAGGTCATAGGCTACAGAAGCATCAGGTAATGGAGCAAGTACAAAATTATCAGGGTCTAGTTGACAAATATACCTAGGGTCGGCCCTCTGGTCTGGGTCTAAATCAGGCCAGTTGGGGTAGTGCATATACAGTTTCTCAAGCGTTAAAGGCGTAAGAGGTGCGCCATTAACAGCGGCAGTCAGAAAAGCATGGACTTCTGTCTGCAATGGATTGTTGTAGGGGTACTCATACACCCCCGGTGTTAGACGGATTGAAGGCTGCTCATAGCGCCATGCGAGCGTCTTTTCGCAACACTCGATTGCTGCATCACGAATATATTGCTCTAAGATTGGCTGAGGACAACCCGGCACGCTAGGTGCAAGGCGGTTAGCCAAAGAAAGAAATGTGCGAGTACTCATGATGCGACCACCGCTTCGTTAGGTAAACCCGCTTCTTCTGTATCAGTTAAGGTTCTCGCCTGTGCACTTACGCCCAATGCTTGAGTGAAGGACTGCTGGAACAACTGCGCACGGTTAGAGTTTACATGCTCATTATCAACCGACTCAGCTAGGAACACAGTCCCGTCAACTACGACAGGGAAAAAAGCGTCGGGTAGCAAAGCTACAGTTTGCGACCCTGTGTAATTAGGAGGAGTCTGCGCATATTCTCCAATAAGAATCAACGACGCAGGAGCTTTAGGGTATATAAAAAACTTGTTTGGGTTACGTACGTGCCGCATCCAGTTAACAGTGGTTGCAGCCGTGTCGTTCATCCAGTTAGGGAGGGTCTGGTCAAGAACAGTGCGGTCAACTTCAGTGACACCTGCGCCGTCTTTAACTTGGAAAATCTCAATAACACGAATAGAGTCAGACGGCGGCGACTGAATAACAGTCCCAGCCGTACAAGGAATCTCTCCAATGTAGGCAAAGAGGTCGGGGCGAAGCACTGCCATGCGCTTGAGCGCCTGATTGGCAAAGCCTAGTAGCACCGCATCACTATATCGCTGTGGTGTACTAATGTCTTGTATAAGACGGCGAGCCTCTGTAACTACATCATTGAGTATCATTCGGGTAATCCCTTAGATGCATCTGCGTTAAGTTCGGCGTTCTCAACAGGAGGTTCAACTGGAATTTCTTCTGCTGGAGTCTCTAACTTTAAACCAGTTTTACGACCAGTTTGTTTCTTTGGAATAAATTTTTCAGGAAATGCTTCTTCCTCAGTTACTTCCTCAACCAGTGGGTTTTCAGCTAGTAGTTCAGTATAGTCGTAAATAAAACCATCTTGTTTATTTCGTAGGTATCGTGCCATTTAAAACTCCTATCTGTACTTAGATGTCTTGCTCGCTATTTTAGCGGGTTGTTTTACAAACTGTTGGCCTTTTGCCTTACCTTCGCGCTTTGCTTTAGTAGTCGCCGCATACTCTGCGGGGGTCAACGCTTTAATTGCCGCCTCTGGTAGATACCGCTCACCAGTCTTACTTGACGGTTTACCACTCTTTGTACGCCACTTTTGCGTCGTCCAATCTTTTAAAGACTTTTGCGGGGCTTTCAATCTTTGTACCCCCCACCAGCCGCTTTATATTTCTTAGCCACTAACTGCGCTTTACGGGCTGACCATTGACCAGCAGCCGTACCCTGAACTGCCGCAGATTTAACCTGCGACACAATGCGCTTACGCAACTCAGGCTTAGTATAGTTACCTGCGGCGTTTACTTTGGATTTTGTTTTAGTTACCATTTCACTTTATCCGCCCAGTATGCCGCAGACATATTGCCTTTGGCTATGTTCTTTGCATGGCGGGCTTTGAAACTTTTTTGCCGCGCCTTCTCACTTGGCGTGCTTGGGCTAGACCCAGCGCCGCTTACACCTTGCTGACCAAAGCGAATAATCTTCTCTTTGCCTCCAGCACAGGCTTTTACCACGTGTGACTTGGTGGCATGCCCCGGTGTTTTCTTTGGGGAGTTACATGCCATCTCAGATTTTTTGATGACCTTAGCCATATCAATCTTTCAAAAGAACAGTAACTGACGTTGCCCCGCCAATATCACAATAAATCCCTGTGGAGAAAATCATGCCTCCTTCAGGAATCTGAAAATCTACGACCCCTTGTTTAGTAGTGTCTAACTCTAACTTTACAGAACCAGTAGCAGATGTCGCGTCATAAAGATTGATATGTTGCAGCGCTCCGCCACTAGAGGTGTATAGCACACCAAGCAATCGAATCTTTCCTGTATGTAAGATTGCATCAGCATTGGTATGTACTGAAGTAATATCTCGTGCCATCTCAGCCTCCTAGCAGGAGGGGGCCGAAGCCCCCATCCCATTACCGTTTAGTTAATGTCTGTCAACATTGCAAAAACACGTACGACAGCAGCGGCTGGTACAGCAGTACCAATCAAGATGTCGATAGTATCAGCAGCAGCGTACACCTTACCACCACTCAGAGTGGGAGCAAATGCACCAGACGCCAACACAGGAACACCACCTGAAGTACCAGTTGCATTTGCTGATGTTGCAGCCAAGTAACCAGCGGTGGCAGAGCCATCACCGATTGCAATGGTGCTAGTAACACCAGCAGCGGTAGTAACCACCATACCTACGTTAGACACGATAGTGCCAGCAGGTACAGGAATTACTTCCAACACATCAGAAGCAGCCAGTGCAGTAGCACCAGCAGCAGCGCGTGCCGCAATGATTTTCGGAAAGTCGAGAGTAACCTCCACACGAACGGCTTTGTCAAGAGCGTCCGCAGGATAAGCAGCCGAGCCTTTATTAAAGCCTAGCGAGTCAGTATATGTAGCCATTTTAAATCTCCTAAAAAGTTGAAACGGGGGGCCGAAGCCCCCCACTAATTACAGGGTAATGATGCCTTGAGCCAATGCCTCAGGTTTCACCACTTGATAGCCATAAACTTGCAGGCCACGAATGACGTTACCGAAAGTAGACTCAGCACGGATAGATTCCATCTCAGTCATCTGTGAGGCAAAAGTAAAGCCCATCTTGTGACCAGCGATAAGATTGAACTTACCGGAAGACACGGACAGATTGTGGCTCATGTACAAAGTAAAGCGGTCAATCATACCCAAACGACCGTTACGCAATACAGACACGCTGTCGCCAGTCAAAGAAGCATCCTTCAGGTCAGACTTCTTAATCATGCCAGCCATTTTGGCGGGGATAATCAGGAAGCGGTCACCTTCAGGGCAGTTAGCTTCGTCAAGCACAGTACCCATGTCAACGATGTACTCAAGCACGTTAGTCTTGGTGATAGCTACTGGAGAACCAGTTGTACCCAAGTCAATGTTGCCAGTAATGCGACCAGCAGATGCACCTTTGTTCAAGGCAGAAATGCTTGGGAGAATATCTGTCAAAACGCGTTGGTCAATCTTAATCTTCATACGCTCAGAAGCGTCTTTAGACCAAGTGTCCATCATGTTAATGTCAGACTGAACCTTATCCACATCATCTTCGATACAGGCAAAGTACTCGCCCTTGTCGATGACCAACTGGATTTTTGGCTTATCAGGATTCTCAACGCTTAGGGTTTGGCCCTTTACGTAAGTCTTGATAGTAATTTCAGGAGTGGTACGGATGTTAACCGTGTCACCCATGCGGCGAATTTCGCCTTCGTAGTTAGTGTTAGAGATTGCTGCGAGCACGGTGGCATCGTAGAAATTCTCGATTAATTTACCAGACCAAATTTCTGGAATGAAGTTACCCGAATAATTCGGGCGTCCTGCGGCGACGGGAAATCCCATGATAAAACTCCTCTAATCAAGCGTTAACAGTTATACGATTTTCTCGCTGTGCAGCGAAAATATCGCGTTCAATGCGGTCACGCTCTGCTTCGCGCCCTTTGTACTTACCTTGACGAACATCACTAAAGAAGTTTTTGATGTCATCAGGGCTGTATGTCTTGGCGTTTGTTCCAGTTGGATTACCTGTGCTGCGCCCTTTACCGGGGGCAACTTGGCGTTCCAATTCGGAAGCAGACACATTCCGGCGGGTGTTTTGAGCAACATTGGCTTGTCCAGTAATCTCAAGCCAAGACTTAAAGAAACTACCAACTCGACGTACATCAAGGCTGCGTTGTGCATCCTCTAGGATAGTTTGGCGACTAATACCCGACATTGGGTCAAACTCAAGAAGCCAAGATTGAAACTCTGGGTCTTCGTTGATGTCTTTCCAATTAGGTACTTGTCCTGCCAAATCTGACCAGAATTGCTGTTCAGTAGTCATAGCCTGACGATGTGCGAGGTTTTGAACCTGTGGCACAACATTAGTCTGTAACTGCTGAAGCATCCGCTCAATTTGCACAAGTTTCTGAGCAACAGGGATTAGCTCCTCACGAGATACTTTACGCATCACGTCAAGTGATTCTCCATATTCCTCAACATCTTTATCCGTAACAAGTGGGTCAACTTGCGTTTGCGCCATGTTACGAGCAGAAGATTGTTGTGCTGAGATGGTTGCCAGCAACTGCTCCATTTGCTGTAAACGCCCTGAAAGTTCTTTGTTCTGACTATGCAGGCGTGGAACTTCCGCGTTATACATACCTTGGAGGGTACGGTATTTTTGAGTTAGATTTTCTTCTGAGCCTTTTCCGTCATCACTTGTGTGCTCAACACTGGATGACTGAGTAGCACTGTTCGTGTCAGCGGCTGCGTCGGCGGTCGGAGTTCTAGTAGCTTCACTTTCAGTGGGCGGAGTTCCACCATCGGCGGGTGGATTTTGTCCCTCGCCATTGGTTCCATCACCATTGAGTTGTGCGTACAGTTCTTGAACTGCCTCGGTCTGTTTACGAATTTGCTCTGGAAGTGCCATAGTAAAACGCTCCTATCGGTATGCGTGGATTAGACGGCGAGTCATATCAGTTAAGACTTTGCCGCTAGTTCAGGGGACTCTTTGGCGAGTTTGTAAATCTCACCCAAAACTTGGCATCGCCCCTGCATCAATGCCGCGTTGTTTATCGCAGATGGTAATTGCTCTAGCTCATGCGTACGCCATGCTTGCAGCCAGTCCAGAATCTCTGGGTGCTGCCGCACAGCGACAGAAAGCGCCTTTACAACTGATGGGTCAGGACGTATCACGGCTGACCCCCACTACGATTCATGACTGTGTTCGCTTCCATTCCACCTTTGGGTGCGCCGTTGGGCAAGAGTGCCGCAGCGGCAGGCTGCTGTTGGGCAGCCTGTGCTTGCGCTTGCTCCGCAGCCGCAGCTACGCGGCCTTGATAAGCGAGTTTGTCCCGAGATGGAATAAGTTCGTCCACAGGCATTTGCAACCCTTTGGCCACTTCACGAAGAATCGCGGCGCGGGCAGCCCGACACATAATCGACATGTCGATTTCATTGGCGGTTGCGTTAAGGAATTCGATACGGCGCACGTTGACAGTCTCTTTGACAGCCAAGTTAACTGCGCCACGGGCAACGACTTGAACGTCGCCCTTAATGGATTCGTCCTCGTCATAGCGCATGTTGTACACGAACTGACGTTGGACAATGGGTTTAATCACATCACCGTCGATGTGACCAACCACTTGACGGATGCCTTTACCAGCAGCACCCATCAGCATAGATAGACCAGACGACGTGCGGCCTGCGCCTTGCACATCGGTGTTGCCATACAAGTAGGCAGGAATACCAGAGTGGTCATCTGCCAACCGAGCAAACTTATCATACACAGCGACTAACGTACTAGCGTTATCTTCAGGCTGTGTGAAACGTACAGCAGGTGCACTTGACCCCATCGGGTCGTTTGTCACTTGCCAAATCTTCCAAGGTGACATCTGTGTGATGTCTTCGTTCGGAGGAATACGCTCTAGGTTTACTTCGACCTGTGGGCCAGAAGCAATACCCATGTTGTTAACAAGCGCACGAGCCGCCGCATTACAGACGTTTTGGATGTCTTCGATGATTTCAGGAATACCCTTACCCCAGAACGCACCGGGGCATTTAATAAACGAAGTCTTGCAGTAAGGCTTCTGACCCAGTGGGTCATAGTTCAGTACTGCCTTGATAACGTAGTTACCAATCATCCAGACGTTAGCGTCATACTCTTGTGCCTCGTCAGGAATTTCTTCTTCGGTCAAACCCCACTCACGTAGCATTTTGCCGGAGACCTTGCCCCAGAACTCAAGTGCATCAAACACATCAGTTGGGCGCATGTAGGAGTAGAACTTACGCTCCTCCTCATTCTTAACAAGCTCCACATCTTCGTTAATCCAAGATGGGCCAGAGCCTTCATCTAGGATGCGACGAATTGCATCCTCGTCATATCCCGGCACACCAATAAGGTCTGATAGGTCTGAACGAGAAAGTGGGTGATGCTCAAACAAATACCCTTCTTCAATCCGAGTAATGCCCGGCTCAGGGTAAATACGGAACGGGTCAACCCGCTCAAACTCAGGAGCAAGACGTTCAGTTGGCTCGACAATAGTCTTACCCATAACAGTCTTCCAACCAAGAGTACGTTGACGACGCACAATCGGCCCCTTGATAAATGCACAAGGGAAAGTTACAAGGTCAGTAATAAAGTCGTTGAACGAATCAGACCAACCGCCTTGAGCAAACTGGTCTTCAATCTTCAACTTCATTTTGTCAGCACGGTTTTGTGCGTCTTGCAAAATTTTGAAGCGATAGTCTTGGGAGACCATCTCTTTAATCTGTGCCATCTCCTCTTTACTAGGAGCTTTCTGATTTTCCTGCAACATTGTCAGCACTTCGCTGGCAAAGATGTCTTGGATTTCTCGACGGTCAAGCGGAGACAAATCAGGAATCGGCGTAGGCACAATGTCCCAAGGAGGTGTGCCACTATCAAGCAAGATGTCTCGTAGCCAGCTTTCTGCTGCACGACACTTTACTTCGGTAATCATCATGTAAATTTCTGAACCACCTTGTTGCTTAATCTGGCTCAGCTTGTCAGGTTCATACTGCCCATTGCGCTGACGCAATGCACGCAGCATCTCATCTTCAATAGGCTTCTTAGCAATCTTAGCAACGTCCCAACACATACGAACGTGTTCAGACAAACCTAACATCATCGGTTGGTTCTGGCGTTCCTGCAAAGCCTTTGCCGTCGCTTCCTCGTCTTGTTTGTCGAGTTCAGCGTTGGAGACTACGCGAAGGAAAGTTAAGCCTGCCATGTTTTAATCTTCCTCAGTATCCGGACGTTTACTGGTCTTGTACTCTTGAACTTCCATGATGTCTTCAATGGTCATTGCTGGCATTTTATACTCATACATTTCCATTGGCTTTGGCTTACCAGCAAGGCCACTGTTATCCATCTTGGGATTGTCCGAGAAAATCTGTGAGGTTTTACCAACTTTAATCTTTGCCATACTTAGCCCCCGATTATCAAACTACTAGATATTGTAGTATGCACATAGCAAGAAGTATACAGGCTGTCAAAGTTTTTGTGCAAGTAAAAAAATCCCCGGGACGTGACCCCGGGGATGAATGGCGTGAAGGAGACGCCCGTGACAACTGCTGCGAACCCATCATATCAAGTCCAACCCAAACTTGCAACAGGCTTTATATCTCTACGTTGGGCTAGTCCATGCCCCTCGCCAACGCTGGCGATATGGAGCATTAAGTACTGTAGGGCTTCAGCAACGTGTGAATGTTTGTTCTTGTCAATATCCCCATCTCCTTTGGGTTTATAGCGGTAGCCCCCCATCATGGCAGCCTTTAGCTGCGTACACGTCGGGTCAACTAAGAAGGCTGGGTCGCCGTCTACTTGCCTCATCAGGTAGTCGTCCACGGCATTAAGCCGTGCCGACACGTTGTTGGTCTTGGCAGGAATAACCTTTAGCCCCTCGGCTTTGATGATGTCTACTGCACTGCGCTCGTCGGTCTGCGCCCGCTGCACACCCGCAGGGTCTACAACCACTAGGATGGGTGCACCGCCAAATTTTTCGTAAATCATCGGCTTGAGCATGGTGCGTACAAAACGCTGGATGCCCATGTCAAACGATACACACTCGCCAAGTATCAGTGCCCGACCACGTGGGTCTTGCTGCCCAATGACTGCGGCGGGGGTAAGCCCTAAGTCCATGCCGATAACGATGGGGCGTACGCCGTTGGATATAAACCGAAGCCGTTGTTTAGCCATGTGGTAGTCCGGCCTGAAGTATTTGTAGACAGGCATACCGGCGGAGGACAACCCATAATCCCCGTCAATATAGACACGGATGTATTCTTCCGAACGACCTTGGGTATCGTAGTATCCGTCGGGGAGGTTCTCAATGTTCTCAGCCTGTGGGCTTCTACCCGAGGGTTGCTTGAACACATCCCAGCCGTTGTCGTTGGCTGACACCCCGTCTTTGGGGTCAAGCCCTTCCATCTGGTAGTACCACCACGTATCCATAGTCGGTGGGTTGGTATCCCCCCACATCCCATGCCACGTCGGGCCACCGTCTTTAGCCGACGGGAAACGCCCAATCCGTTTAGACATCGCATCAATAATGTCGGGGTGAATATCCCGGCACTCGTTAAACCATGCGAATGTCAACTCCAAGGAGTTCAAGTTAGCTACGTCATCGGCGTCGTCCAGTGCTCGGAACATAATCTCGCACTCAACATCCCCCACCTTAAAGAAGTAAGTCTTGGTGGTGCGCATGTATTCCCCGCACTGTCCGGGCGGGAACCAATCCAAGAACGTCTTGATGGTTGTATCTTGCAACTGCCTTGCGGTTTCACGGACAATAGCCGCCCGCGTGCGCCGCACGCCCTGCGCATTTGGCTTTTGTGTACTGGCTCTACGGACAATCTCAAACGAAGAAGTTACTGACTTACCCGAACCTACCGGCCCCATGAGTACTCGCATCTTAGCGTTGGACTCCATGAATTTTGCCCCGGTAGGAGGCGGCGTGTAGTTAATATTCAGTGCCATTAAATCTCCTGTACTAGCATGACCACAAATTCCCGGCCACGTTTTTTGTGCTTTGTAATTTTTGTCCGAAAGGACACACCCGCGTCTTTTAACATCGTTGTAAAGTTATGATACTCCACAGCACTAT